TACTATTAGAATTTTGGAATTCGTCCTGTGGGTCTTGTATTAAACAATTTCCTCAATACCAGAAGTTATATGATAAATATAAAAACGAGATATTAATCCGTTCAGTATTCGTAAGATATAAGGATAATGAAAATATATTTGATGGAATTAATTGTATCAATAAACAAGAATGTAATTTCCCTATTTGGTCTATAGATAAGAATAGTTCTTTACTAAAAGAATTAGAAATAAAAGTATATCCAACTATTATTATTATCAATCATGATAAAGAAATTATCTTTAAAGGAAATCTTAAAGAAGCAGAAAATAAAATGTACCATTTACTTGATCATTAATATTTTAATACTAACGATTATTTTCTTATCATCGAAGAATTAATATGGTCAAAAGGGTTAAGATTTAATGCTTTTATTGATTCTTACACATTTGGAGTACCAATGCGGGCGATTTCTGTTATTGGTTTCATATCTATTATTTGTTGTGGATAGGATGTCTCAAATCGTTCACTGATTATCAGATTCCAACTCTTTCTCAATTTCCTCAATTGTAGGCAAACTGCCACGGAAATCTTTCGGCAAGGCTTGCCCTAATTCATAATCAGAGATTCCGATTGGCTTCTGAATGTCACGCAAGGCATATTCAGCCTTGATACGGTCTTTGCTCTTACAAAGGAGCAGCCCGATGGTTCGGTTGTCCCCCTCTCGGCAAAGAATATCATCTACGGCAGAGCAGTAGAAATTCAGTTTGCCGATATACTCCGGTATAAACTCCGTATCTTTCAATTCAATCACCAAATAGCGGTGCAGAAAGGTATTATACATCAATATGTCAATATAATAATCATCACCTAATACCTAAATTGTATTGACCTAATTGCGCAACCACTGATTGCGTAATTGGAGAAAATACACCTTTCACCATCGTAAGTTCCTGATTATATTCGTTGAAGAACTGTATATATGGTGAACAACGCTTCTGTGTTCAGTCGCTTGGAAACAATTATAATGGTAAACATCGTAGCAACTTTTATTTTATTGCTGATGTCTTTTTACTTTTGTAATTTACCGAAGTAAAATCGTAATTGTACCGAAAAAAACGTAGTGCACCACAAAATGTCCCAAAGTAGGTCCATTCAGAGAACCACAAACTACCAAGCTTATCAAACTGAGCATCAGGTGTTTTATGGCTCATAACCGTATAATGTGTACCAGCTAAGCCTACACAAAGTGTCGCGAGAAGTGCACCCTATTATATAAAATATATATATTAACCTGTTGGCGGAATTAAAATAGCGCATATTTAACTCTGCCAATAGGCTTTTCATTTTTGTAGTTAATATATTGGAGGATTGTAAGTGCACTAATCTTCCCGATAATCCGGGCAAACAATCCATCTGTATCTTTCGCATAATTCCTTATAATCATAAACTGGTCACACAATTGCGAGAATAGGGTTTCAATTCTTTTTCTCGCTTTGGCAAAAGCTGGGAATGTTGACTTCCATTCTTTTTGATTACATCTGTATGGTACCTCCAATCTGATATTGGCAGTTTCAAACAAATCCAATTGCACTTGGGCACTTATATATCCTCTGTCCCCTATGACTGTACAATTACTATAATCCACTTTCACATCCTTCAGGTAATGAATGTCATGCACACTTGCCTTAGTGAGGTCAAAGGAATGGATGACACCACTTAACCCACAGACTGCATGGAGTTTATACCCATAATAATACATGCTTTGTGATGCGCAGTATCCTACCCCAGGTGCTTTCCTAAAATCCTTCTTTCCCATACTACAACGTTTGGAACGGGCAATACGACATACTTCTATCGGCTTCGAATCAATACAGAAATACTCTTCACCACCATCCATTTCAGAAACCATTCTTTCTCGGATTGCATTACATAGGGAGGAAGTGATTTTACGCCTGTCATTGTATTGTCGGCGGGAAATAAGGTTGGGTATTTCAACCCTATATTCCTGTAGCTTTGCAAACAACAGCGACTCACTATCAATACCAACAGCCTCTGATGCCATGTTCAAAGCCACTACTTCAAGGTCTGAGAATTTAGGGACGACTCCTCGTCTTGGCACATTCCCAGATTCATTGACTAAATTGCCGGCAATTTGCTTGCATATGTTCAGTAATTTTGCGAATATTGCATATAAGTTGTGCATACGATATTTGTCTATTAAAAGTTTGGTCACCTTTAATTTACTAAATATCAACAATATGCACAACTTTTTAAACATAAATCTTTTATAATTTAATTCCGCCAATAGGTAATTTATATCTATTTTATAGTGCTATATTATATTCTACTTATATTTATAGATTAAAATACTCATTCCTTCTCAAATTTCATCAATCCCCCGAATAACAATTGAACATTTTAGATAGACTATAGGTTACTTTTCCCTCCCTATTATTCATAAACAAAAAAAGGAAAGATTTATGTTAGTGATACAACCAAAAGACAGAACTACCAAAATGCTCTCAATCCTCTATGAAGGGTTGGAATCAAATTGCTCCAACAAAGAGATGGGACATTTGCTTCACCACACGTCTCCAAGCGAGCGTATCATGCTGCTTGGTCATGGCTCAGACAAAGGCTTATACTTTCGCAAGAACGATGAAAAAGAAGGCTTTGATGGCATTATCATAGGTCATCCGCAAGCCTATTATCTTCGCAAGCATTGTGGAGGCATCATCGGTATATGGTGTCATGCTGTAGAGTTTACCAAGAAGGAAAGGCTGCATGGCTTGTTCTCTGGCATGATAATATCAGAGATGAGTGAAGCCGAAGAGTATGGTGTGGTTACTGACAAGGAGAGCATGGACAAGACAAACCGCATCATGTTTACCCAACTCAGAAGGCTTATGGACAACGGCACACCACTACATGAGATACCGGAACGCTTGAAGGCGTTGGACACCACTCAAAGTGATTTGTCACGGTTCAACTACGAGAGGTTTTACTATGTGTAACACAATTGAGGATTATGAATACAATAAACATTGTACTGGCTATATTTAATCAGCTTACGAGAAAGGGCGCATGGCAAAACATTTTCGTCACGCACAATGCTTTTGGCATATTCAGCAAATACAGCCATATTTCCCGAAGGAGCGGCAAGCCTAAGGTAACATATCCATCAAAGCATGTTGCAGAAAAGGCTGCGGAAGCAATGGGAAAGAAACACGGAGTACATTTTTCGGTTTATAAATGTGCATGGTGTGACGTATGGCATATAGGCAAAAACAGCGAGAACAAAATTCCTGCTTTGAAAGTAGAAGAATAATCACATAACAAGAATAATCATGAAACAGAAATATATCGTTTGCTTTGTTTGCACAGGCAATGCCTGCAGAAGTCCATTTGCTGAGTGTGTCCTCAGAACGATGTTTGAAGAAGAGGGAATGAACAATATCGAAGTGTTCTCTCGTGGCACACTGAACTAGGAAGAAAACCTTCGTGATGAAAACATTATGCTTTATTTTAATACACCATTAAAACGATGCAAAAGTATTAAAATAACGTGACATAACATACCTCTCCCATACACTTATACTCCACCAAAGAGATTCAGTAAAAAGAAAAATGAATAAGTCTTTGCTAACCATACAGGCTTATGTTTAAGCTTAATTGCGTAATATCGTCTGCATCAAAGACAATGGGGTTGTCCAGTATAGTACAGTTATAAAAAATAACATTTTTGAGTAGAAGCTATACTATCAGTATACGTTTCTATATAAAAGACGAAGTCATTACCCAAAAGAATGAAATCTCTACCCAAAAGGATTTGGATGCTACCCAAAAGAAAGTGCTGAAATATTTCGATTTCTCATTGGAGGAAGCCAAGTCAAAGGGCATATCTGAAAAGAACAAATTCTTTGAGATTTTCGAACAGTAATCCATAACAATAATTATATTTGTAGTATTAATCTTATAACACAACACTGTTTTTTTCAAAGCGTTAATACAATTTTTTCTACCACATATAAAAATGTATATATGAAAGGATACTTTTTAAAACTTATCAGGAAATCACAAGATAGAAAAATAAAGAATATAATCAAAAAGTGGCTTATCCAGATTGATCAGAAAGAGAAACTATCACAAAATATAGTTGCCTTAAACTTTAATTTATACGAAGGCCCATATGCTTTGGATTTGATTGGCTCCAACACCTATGATGAGAATGACGAGGACTGGGCGTGTAATGAAGATTTTATACCGAGTCTACGTCGTTGTCCGTCTTTGGGAATTTCCGATGATAAGAGTTTTGAGGAAGTTTTGAAGATAGTAGAATCAATACTAAGAGATTTGATTCGTGAAATGCCGGACATCGAACTTTTCAAAGTCCAACATATAGCCGTAGGATTTGTCGATGGGAATTTAATTATCATCAAGTAATAAGATCATCGGGACAATGTTATGAAAATTTTCAACGGAGTTGTCTTACTTCGACCGAAGTAAGCACGTTGACCGACTCGAAGTAAGACAACTTCATTAAATAATTAGTGCAACTCTATATAATGCGAATACAAATCAATATATACGCTGCGTCTACTTAATGTAGTCATAATCGATTTGAATTATATAAAAACATCAGAATTATCTTAGGTAAACATGGTGATTTTCGTGGGAAACATAGAGCAAATATTTCTGTTCATTTGGCTCTATAATGCGGTCAAAACACGAACCGT